CGTAGTACCACCGTTACGGGGCATAACCTTGGGCATAGCAGCGATATTGTGGATCATGTACGGAACAGGAACAGACAGAAGCTTATAGGAAAAGCTTTGCTGAACCGGAGCCGGCAGAACACTTGTCGTTGTTGTCATGCTAGACCTCAGTCTTGATTACCGAGCTTTTGCTGAATCAACCATCTCTTTATAGAGCTTCGAACGAAGCTCAGGGGTGAGACCCTGGGCGAAGACGTTCGCCTCGTGTAGGGCTCCCTGGCCTTTTACAGCCTGGGTCGACATCGGCCTCGAGTGGGACTTATTCACGCGTTCCTTATCAGCCGCGTAAGTGTCGTCCTCCACGATCCCGAATCGCTTAAGCGCCTTGTATGCCGAGACTCCCTTCGTATAAAGGTCGTTCCCCGAGGTGATGCTAGAGTACAGCTCAGGCTCGAGTTGTTTTAGTTTCTCCACGTTGTCTTTCGTCACAACCTGCTCAAAATCTTCAAACTTCGACTTTAGACGGTCAGGAACGGAAGCGGCCTTTTCTTCGGCGAGACGAGCCTCTATGCGCTGAAGGTAGCGCTTAAGGTGTCGTCCTTCCACAAGGTCGTCGTCCATGATCTCAGGCTCCTCTTCTTTCCGGGGAGCCGGAGGATCGATGATCCTTTGCATCTGTTCTCGAAGCTCGCTGACCTCTCGCTCAAGCTGCTTCTTGCTCTCCCGAAGCTCACGGAAGTTCCGTTCTTTATCGGAATCCGGTTGCTCTGGATGAGCCTGCGGCTGGGAGTTTTCCTCCTGATCGGCCTGAACGACGGCCTCTTGCTGAATCTCTTCAGCTACGTTCTGTTCTTCCTCGACCATTCAACCTCTTTTGCGGCGGCGAGTCGCGTTACGCCTGGAAAAACTGCAACCCCTAACGCGGGCGATCGTGTACAGTTAAACGAAGAATACCAAACCATTCTTATTTATGTCAGAAAAATTAGCCTTCCCACTCCTCCCCGTTGAGCTCGGCACATTTTCGGTCTAGGACCCCGTCAATAAACTCCTGACAAAACCTACCCAACTCTTCGTATTCTGCAGGGAGTTCGTGGCGGCTCAGGTAGATCTCATAGGCGGTCTTCTTATCGGGCACTGACCAGAGATACCTTAGCTCCTCCGTCTTTGGATCGAACCAGTAGACCGTCTGGTCATATTCTGGAGTGGGACAGGTATGTCGGAAGAAAAAGTAGTTCCGGACCACGTTCTGCATGATACGCTCTTTCTTGAAGAGCACCACGACGAAGAAGGGTCCCTCCATGCTTTGCTTACCTCTTTCCAGGCATTGGATCAGATGGGATTCGTAGGAATCGTCACTATTGTTACCCTTCTGGATTTCCCGCTGGAGGTCTATGGGGTTGATCTTCTGGTCATCCTGGAGCTGGAGATCCCGGGCCAATTTCCCGACGTTTTCGTCATAGTCTTTGGTGTCGTTCTCGGTCATTGACTTCCCTCTGTTGGTTTTTGCGTTCCGTCCCTTCGGTATCGTCTGATAAATGAGCAGGTACCGATCCTTCGCCATTCAGAGCGCACGGAATACGGCCGTTTAACGGCCATTTAACGGCCATTCTTACGTTTTTATCAGACCATGAAGAATGTTGTTGGACATTTGCGTCGCACACAATTATGTTTACAAATGTGAATATTTTACACAACAGGAGGGCGCATGGAATGCATGACTATTTCCGAACTCAGAATCGATCTGAGGGAGACTCTGGAACGAGTGTCATGGGAAAATAAACATATCCTAATCCGAAAGCATGGAAAGGACATCGGCGTGCTCATGCCAGCTCAGACCTATTTCCGGTGGGAGAAAGAGTCTAAGGCTTTCTCGCACCCCGCTTCCGAGTAGGCTTCTTCGCCTTTTTCGGCTTCGAGTGCTCGGCGAATTTCCTGGCTACTTGAGGCTTTTGACTGAAGAGGAACCGTTTTTGCTTCTCCGACTTGAAGGGCACTACTTCTTCCCTTTCTTTTTGGCGCCTACCGAGGGAAACTTCTTCTTCACGCACTTCCGGATTCCGGCGGGATTTGGTGCGTTGCGTGCATAGGCCAGAGCAGCCCGAGCCCTCTTCTTGGTGTTGACCGGATAGGAGTATTTGGAGGCGCCGCCCGCTGCTCCGCAGAACTTACTTGGAGCGACGTCCTTGTACTCTCCTGCGTTGGAGGAGCCCTTCTTTTTTTGCATCTTCGACTCTTTTCCGCGGGGAACCTTGACACCCTTGGCTACGGTTATCTTCTTTTTGCACGCCTTACACATGTGGGTCTTAGGGGCAGTTTTTTTCTTTGCCATGACAGAATCCTTTTCCTTTATCTTTTGACGCGCCTACGAGGGGACGCCGGTGAGTGAGAGACAGTCTCATGAAGCGCCGCGAGGGAGCGATTTATGTCTCCTAAAGTGTCCAGAATGAGTCGGAGAACATTCTCGTGAGACTCAACCTTCGAGAGAATCTGGCGACAGTTCTCACAACGATAGCGGAGTCCACCTACTTCTCTTTGAAGGATAGTGAACTCCGCTTCGTATTTACCCATCTAGCGTTTGCGGCTTCCCTTGTCCATCGTGTGCACGGACGAATAGGCACGTCGGCCCATCGCCTTTTCCATGCCCTTGCTCTCGTCGCGACGGGCTTTCATGGACTGCTTCTTAGGTCCGCGATGGCGCTCGCCAAGACTCTCGTCGAGTCGGGCGTCATAGCCTTGCTTGTGTGGTCGTTTCATGTGAAATTCCTCATTTTGATGTTTCCCGGGTCTAAAATCTCTGCTGTCTGCATCTCTTCCACGGATTTCTTCACCCGGAGTCGAGCCCCCGTTGCCTTTTTGGACGGGTAACCGCGCAGTCCAGGAATCGTTTCCTGGGCGATACGAAGCGCCTTTCCCGAAGGCCGAGGCATAGCCATTTTAGTAGATATCCCGGCGCATAGAATCAGAGGCACGGCGCACAGCCTCGTCATTGAGATCGTCGATCCCTCGAACGGAATCATCGAGGTAAGCACCGTTGAGATAGCGCCAGGAAGGATACTTCTTCATTACCACTTCCTGTGGAAGGTTGGCCGTCTCGTAGTGATCCTCATGGATCATTCCCATATCTCTTTCGCCGCTGACACGCCGATAGCTTCCTGCGCTAAGACCGCGCTCGTAGCGGCGCATGCCCCGAGACTCGTCCATGCGGTCGCGCTTGCTTTGCTTGTATTTTTTAACCATTTTACTGCTCCTGTTGTTGGCCTTGAGCCGCTACTGCTAGCTCCTCAATGCCTGGTGTTTTTACGTCCTCTAGGGACTGGGTTTCGTGCACCACTTCTTGAGCCCTTAGGTACTCGGAGAGCTGTAGGAGCCCTTGAAGGTGCGAGAGGTCCATATCTTCTAATTCTTTTAACGTCTTCACGCGGTCTAGAGACGCTTTTTCACGGTCCTTTTCCGCCTGCGCTAGTCGCTCGACCGCCAAGGCTCGGTTTTCCTGAACGCGAGAGGCGCGCTCAAGACCTAGCCCGGCGTTTGCCTCGGCCTGAGCAGACAGGTTCCGCGTCTTTGCGTCTTGCTCAGCCATGGCGGCCTGCATCTGCATCTGCTGCACCTGAGAGGACTGCTCTTCTTGCTTCGCGATCGCCTCGATGAGATCGCCCTTGTTCTGAAGAGTGGTCGCTTCGAGAAGCACATCGTTGGGCACCGGCACTCCGAGTTCGCGTAGTTTCAGGAGCTGAGCGAATTGCATTTGCTTCTGAGTGGAGGTGTTAGCTCCCTGCTCAACGACGGCGTCGTATTTTCCGAACGCCTGGGAATAAAACTGGAACGACGGCTTCTCACGAATGATTCGCTGGATCTTTCCAGGACTAAAGTTCGACTGGATCAAGCTTATGAAGAGTCGCCCCAGTAGCTTTTGTGAAGTGTCGAGCTGGTCGAAGAGGGTCTGTAGGGTGGTAAGTCCAGCCCCTTGCCGAAGCATGGAAAGAATGCCGGCTTTGTCGTCGGTCGCGCTTCCTAGTAGCTCCTCGTTGACTCCCGATATTTCCTGAATCTCCCGTCCCAAGATGTTGGAGAGCTCGATCATCGACTGGGGCACGCCTGGAGGCTGGATGCGCTCCACATCTCCCATCGAGGCTTCTCTCTTGAGAGCAAGTCCCCTTCCCTGTCCCTGCAGGAAAACATCCTTGGGGTTTACCAGAGCGTTTTCTTTGTACTTCCACCCGGAATTGATCTGAGACTCCAGGATGTCGAGCTCGATTACCTTGCGACGGTTGTAGAGGAATTGAGAGTCTCTAAGTCCCCGAACCACGCCTTGAACCCGCCATGGAAAATAGGGAATCTCTGGCTCGTAGTAGCCAAGTACGGGGACGAACGGATACTCATCCACTCCCATGGGATTAGGGCCGTGGTACATGACTTTTCCCTGCACGACAATCGCCAGCTTACACGACGCTATCTGATGCTCGACAGTGGTTAGTTGCGGAAACTTAGCCAGAAACTCTTTGAGCTGGGGTTCTTTGCCCCGCCACTCCATCGTCTCTCCAGTTTGGAGGTCAACCAAGAGCTTCTGAGTTCTAAAATCGCGGTACCAGTACTCGTCGTAAGTGAGAAGATTCTCCTTTCCGTAGTCGTATGACTCGGGCATGTACTGAAATTTACCGTCTCGATTGCCCTGAGCGCGCATCGAGTCGATCTCTTTCTCTCTCCCGGGAAGAAGACTTCGAACCTGCGCCTTGGTAAACCACTTTCGAGTCCAGATAAAGTTACAGTCAGACAGGTCCTGCTTCTTGAAGAACGGATCGATGAGGTAGCCGTTATACGAGACATTGTCCACCTTGATGTCGCCATTAATCGGATCGTTGCGGTAATCCATCCAGACGCTGAGCAGGTTCATTCCCGAGGTAACGGCCCCGTCAAACGCCTCGGAAATGGTTCCCAAAACGTTGTCTCGTTCCATCGCCCAGAGGACAACCTTGGAAAACTGATCGGCCGCCTCTTGGTCGCTGTTTTCTTGCGGAATGACCGTGGTGGTGTTGCGATTGCGCCTCTGGTGGCCCGTGATCAGGTTGCAAACGCGCCGAATGCGGTTGAAGTTGAAGACTCGCCTCTGATAGGCCGGGAGGTTGCCGTAGAGTTCCCCCCAAAGAGTCTGGTCCCCTGCTTTGAACCGGGTGTCGATGTCTGCTTCGTTCCAAAACGACTGGTTAATGGTGATCGACTGAGCATAGGTATCATCCATTCTTTGAAGGATGCCCTTGTCGTCCTCAGTATAATATGCGGAGTAGTCGAGATCCCCACGGGAGAAATAGGTCATGTCACGCCCTGGTCGCCATACCTAGAATCGTAGAGCATATTCTGGATTTAGTTCCTATAGATTTGGAAGGTTGTGCCGATGTATAACCGAGCCGACGAACTTGGCCCCAACAGACTAAGCCATAGGAGACCGACCAATGGACCATCAAAAGCGTGAGCATCGGCCCCTTTCCGAAGCTACTTTTACCGCGGCATCGTTGCCTCACTTTCAGGATGGACGGCGGTTGACTCCCAAGGAGCGTCTGCCTTTTTTCGTAGTCCCCGTGACAGTGGCGGAACAGCAAATGGAAGTGGGGCGCCCGGGCATATTGACGCGTTTCGCCGCGCTGGCCCTCGAGGATACACGACTCGACCGACTGTCAATTTTTTACCAGGATGGAGAGGACCTTTACGTCCACGCTGTGCGGTTGGCCACTGAGCTAGAATCAAATCACCGGATGGCTGTGGCCTGGGAAGACTTATCTCAACAAATTTGGGATGAGTTCTTGGAGGCCCAGTCGGAAGACAAGGAGAAATAAGCCTCTACCTCGGCATCATTCCTCCCAGCGCATGAGGCTGCTGGAACTGCGGCGGCAGGTTGTGTTGGTTCCCGTAAATCGCCTCGTTGTAGAGCTGCTCTAGCTCCTCAGCCGACTTACCGTCCTGCGTCTTTGGCAGAGAAACCGCTAGATAACGGTAGGCATCAGCGAAATGGCTAGCGAAAT